CGCCGAGTTGGCCAAGGCAATCGGCCTGGAAGCCGACGGCAACACGCTGCGAGTGTCGCCCGAGGCTGTGCTCGGCCAGGTGGTGATCGCCATGGTCGAGCACTACACGAGCAAGGCCGGCAAGGTCTCGGCCGTGATCAGGAAGTATCTGCCTGGGCCTGTGCCGCCGCAGGCCGCCAAGCCGGCACGAACTCCGGCAGCAAAGGTGCGGGCGGCGTCGCCTGCGATCGGCTCCGACGACATCCCGTTCTAGGAGCAACACATGAGCAACCAACTCGCAGACGTAGGGCACGTTCGCTACGTGAGGAAATGGCTGAAACACAACGCCGAGCGGATTGCCGCAGCGGTCGAGCCGCCTGAAAAGGTGGACCAACACCTGAGCGGTGCTGACTTCGTGCGGTGGCTGGAAAAGCTCATGGAGTCGCATCAGCGAGTGTGCCAACAGGAGTACGACCGATCAGGACGGATCGGGCCGGTTTGGACCGGCGACTAGAAGACTGACAAACAGCGAGACGTTGGTGGGCGTGTTGCCCGTTGTTCGATGGTTCCAAGGAGGGATCTACATGAGATTCGCAATGTTGATGGTTTGTGTGCTGTCGTGCTGTGCTGCCACGGCCAAGGCCGAGCAGGTGATCACGGTAACGACGATCGTGTCGGCACAGGAAGCGGCCGAGCGTATGGCCCGTACCGGCGTGCTGGCGCATTGCGGCCGGGCTGGAGGCCGTCGGGAGGGAATCGGCTTCTCCTCGAGCTCGCCGGACGCTGCGTTCCGCAGCTGCTGCTTCTACCAGGACGCCCAGCGTGGGCGCTACCGCATTGTCGAACGAGGCGTGGCCCGCGGGCCTCGCGGTTGGTTCGCAGTGATTCGCTACGAGTGATCGACGGACCGGCCCACCCTGGCCGCAGCGGCGTCTGCATCCGCCGCACGGGTCGTCTCGCGGGCGTGACGCCATACCACCGCAGTTCGGGCTGGGAAGCCTTCCCCGGTGACCGAGCCGTATGCCGCACGACACGCGGCCAATACACCAAAGACGAGGAGAGCACGAATGAGCGACTACTACCCAGACACGATCGCCACGCTGCCGCTGTTCGCAGCCGCCAGGGCATCAGGCCCGGCGACATCGCACGCGGCTGCAGAACAGGCCGGCGGTTTGGCGACACGGCATCAGCGGCAGATCCTCGCGGCACTGCTCGACGGCCCGGCTGGGGCCAGTGGCATCGCGGCACGGTGCGGGCTGCTGCCTCACCAGATCGGCAAGCGGATCCACGAGCTGGCCAAGGCTGGCCGGATCGTGGAGACGGGCAGGACCGTGACGAGCTCGAGCGGTAGGGGCGAGAGGGAATGGAGGACTGCATGAACATTGAAGACATGAAGACCCCCCAGCACATGGAGTTCAAGGCCTACGCAGCGTTTTCGTCGCGACTCATGGTCGGATTCAATCTGCAGGGGCGATACCTCCAGATGACTGTGAACAACCGCCCGACATCAGAGCGTGACGCCGCAAAGTTCAAGATCGACGCGAGGATCACACTCGACGGAGAAGAGATTGGCGTTCTCGACCTGGAGAGGAAAACACAATGGCAGGGCGGCGCGTGGCCGTATCGAAAGATAAACGTGCCGTACAGGCCGTTCGCCGTCTTCGAGAACAACGAAAACGGTCGCGGGCGATTCAGTTCTAAGGTCCGCGAACTGCACAAGGCCTACGCAGCCGGAAGGCCTGGATTTTGGGTCGGCTATTCGTCGCCAATCGCGGACGCGAGCGGCCAGACCACGTTTGTCTCGCGGCAAGCCTGCCTTGTTGTCCCCGCTTCACACATCTTCTCCGACAGATTTAATCCTCGCGCTGAAACGCAGCCAAACAGATTCGGCCCTCCGATCAGTGTCATCTCGTTGGACAACGACGCCGGGATCATTTGCTTTTCGGAGGATGAATTTACTGAGGTGATTGTTGGGACCGTTACGGAATGGATGAACACGCAAGGAGCCGCGATATGAAGATTGACAAGGAATTTGAGGCCCGCATACCAAAACTGAAGCCGGGCGAGCTGGCTGCCCTTGAGGCGAGTATCTCGGCCGAAGGATGCCGAGACCCTCTGGTCGTATGGTCTCGAGACGGCAAGGACGACGTGCTGGTTGACGGCCACAACAGGAAGGCCATCTGCGACCGGCTCGGCGTTCAATACAAAACGACGCGGATGTCGTTTGAAAACAGGCAGGCGGTGATTGATTGGATGCTGCGGCATCAGCTTGGCCGGCGGAACCTGTCGAAGGAGGCCGCTGCGGACCTGATCGGCCAGGTATACAACCAGCGGAAGATGCCACACGGAAGGCCAGAGAAAAGTCCTCAAAATGAGGACTTTTCAGGGAAGACCTGCCAGGCCGTAGCCGACGAGCTCGGCGTGGGCCGCGCCACCGTTGAGCGTGCCGGGGCCTACGCGTCGGCGATCGACCGCCTGACATCGCTTCTTGGCTTGATGCGAGACGAGCTGCGGGAAAGCGAGTTCATCCGCGACGGCGAGACAGTCAGGGGGCGGAAACTGCGGATGGCTGACGTGATTGATCTTGGCAAGCGGCCAGGCACCTATGAGGCAGGCAAGAAGGCAGGCAAGGCATACGGCCTGTCTGACGAGGACGCGGCGGCCGTCTGGAAGAAGCTGACCAATGAAGGCGATTCATGCACGTCAGTAAAGGCGGCCATTCGCGAACTGCGGAACGAAAAGGCCGCGCGAAAGGTGAAGACGGCAAAGGACGAGCTGGTCGAGGTGCGGCTTGGTGATTTTGTGGAGATTGCTAAGGACATACCGGATGGCAGCGTAGACATCATTATCACCGATCCGCCGTACCCTCACGAATTCATCGGCTGCTGGTCGCAGCTCTCTGAGGTGGCGGCACGAATTCTTAAGCCTCACGGATTGTGCATTGCCTACAGCGGCAAGCTGCACCTGGATCAGTGCATGGCGAGGATGGGGGAGCACCTGTCGTTCTACTGGCAGATCGTATTCATGCAGACCGTCATGCCGACAATTCACCCGAGAAGGGTGAACACGAAATACAAGCCGATCCTTGTGTTTCAGAACGTGCCGGCCGGCCAAAAAGTGCAGGCTCACGAACGCTATTTCATCGACGTGATTGAGGGAGAGAAGGTCGAGAAAGACGCACACGAATGGCAGCAGAGTGCAGACGGTGTCGAGAAGCTGATCGACATTTTTACAAACGTAAACGATCTGATCTTTGAGCCGTTTTCTGGTGGGGGGACTACGGCGCTGGTGGCTCGTCAGATGAATCGCAGGTGCATCGCCTGCGAGATCGACAAGAAGGCCCACGAGGGGTCGATCGCTCGCGTCTTTGGAGCCACGGAGGCCACGGATGGCCGGTGAGTGGGTTCCCTACGACGTTTGCCTGCCCCAGAAGCCCGAGGTGCTCGAGATCGTCGACTCGACCGGTTTGCCGGTCGACCAGGTCGTCGGGCGGCTCCTCATGCTCTGGGGCTGGGCCTCGCTGAACAGTGCAGACGGCACCGCCCGGATGTCAGTCCGGCTCCTGGGCCGGATCTGTGGCGGCGACGAGGCGTTCTGGTTGGCGGTCCAGGAAGTCGGCTGGTTGGTGATTGACGCGGAGAACGGAACTGTGGCGATCCCCGGATGGGAGCGTCGGTTCTCGCAGGCCGCAAAATCACGGGCTTTGCACGCCTCTCGGGCCTCTGGTGCGCGTGGGCGCACTACCGCGTGCGCTCAAGCGCACGCACCCGTGCGCTCCGGCGCACCAGATAGAAGAGATAGAAGAGATAGAAATTCTTCTTCTTCCCACGGGAGCGCTGCGCTTTCGCAGGAGGAACCGGCGGGCTGGGAGACGCTACGGAAGGCTTGGGCTACCGGCACTGGCCGGCCGTGGAAGCTACCGGCGCCGCCGGACAAGGTGGCCGACCGGCTGGCCGAGGAGGGCTGGTTCGAGAAGGCCCTGGCGGCCATCGACGCCCTGCCGAGGTGCCGCTACTTCCGTGACCCGGTAACGCTTCCGCAGCTGCTGGCTCCAGGCTTCGTCGACAAGGTGTTGGGCGGCCAGTTCGACAACCCACGGGACCAGCGGCCGGCGGGCGGCTACCGCGGCCCGGACGACAAGCCACCGGCCGAGGGATTCAAGGGCAAAGACGCCGACGACTTTGAGTACACGCGGCGGAAGATGGTCGACCAATTGCGCAAGGAGGTCACCACATGACGATGCCATCCGAGCGCACTGCCGCGATCGTCTGGACGCGCGCGTTTCTTGTGCGGCTATCGAGCCCGTACGTGCCGGACGGTCTCAAGGGCATCCCTGCGGTCGTCCGGCAGGAGGCCCGGCGGCTGCTCAAGCACTACCCGCATACGTTCGACCT